CACCCCGGAGACCGCAACCTCCGCAATCATCCGAGACGACCGTCAGGTCAGTGACCTCGTTCTCGTTAACGGCACCACCGGCGGCGGGTTCGACACCGAACTGATCGCTGGCGATGCACTCGACGCACTCCTTGAGGGCGTCATGTTCTCCGCCGACTGGACCGCGGAAGTAGTTTCTGCTGCAAGTGGCGAGCTTACGACCTCGGACGGCGCAGGAACGACCTCGCTCGTCTCTGATGCTTCGGACTTCTCCGGCATCAGCGTCGGCGATCTCCTTGAGATTACGATTGATGGCGTCACAACCTTGGCCGCAACCATCGCCGCCAGTGCGTCTACCATCGTGGTTGTCGGCGCTCTCGGCTCTGGCGTGACCTCGACCGGCTCTTGGGGCGTCACCGCTCTCCCGCAGGTTAAGAATGGCACCACGCAACGCAGCTACACCATGGAGCGCACCTTCGACACCGGCGGCACGCCGTTCTACGAATACCTCCGCGGCATGGTGCCCGGAACCTTCTCGGTCTCGGCATCGGCTTCCTCGATTGTTGAGTCCTCGTTTGGATTCATCGGACAGAGCCAGTCCTTTGAGAGTCTCTTCCCTCTTACCGGCTTCAGTGGGGACGATGCTCGTCCCGCCGCTCCGACCTTCAGCGTGTACAACGCAGCTAGCAATGTCGCGACTCTCGCGATCGGTGGCGAAGTGCAGACCGACAACTTCGTGATGGAAGCCTCGATTGAAGTCGAGAACAACCTTCGCGAACGGAATGCACTCGGCACTCTCGGCGCAACTAGCATCGGCGCTGGCGAGTTCAGCGTGACCGGCTCTCTGAACACATACTTCTCTGACTCGTCCTTGGCCCAGGCCGTGATTGACAACGACGAGACGAGCCTCACCCTCGGCTTCAAGTCGGGCGATGAGGAGATCGTGTTCTACATGCCCCGCGTGAAGTTCTCGGAAGGCTTGGCAGACGTGTCGGGTGCTAATGCCGACGTTATGCTTAACCTGAGCTTCCAGGCCATCGCTGACAGCGACATGGGATACACCATGGCCATCGCGAAGGTCCAGGCGTAGACAACTAACAGTCAGGCTCATTACCTGATTGGCGCTGGGCCGCCATAACCGGCCCAGCGCACCCTCGGTCCACAGGTGTGGCCTGAGACCAGCTCGGGTAACCCCCACGAAAAAGGAAACACCCCCATGTCCTTGTATGACATCTTTGAAACTGACCCATCGACGGAGCTTGATGGTTTCGAGCTTATCCTCCTAGACGGCGACATCGAAATCTGCTTCATCCTCGCCAGAGCGGGCGGCAAGAACAAACGCTTCACCAACCGACTCCAGGCACTGTTGAAGCCCTATGAACGCGCAATGGCCACTGGATCCATGAATGATGACAAAGCAGCGTCATTGCTCAGCAAGGCTCTTGCAGAGACCGTGATCCAAGACTGGAAGAATGTCGTTGATCGCGAAGGCAACCCATTGCCCTTCACCGCAGAGAATGCGAGTGCGCTTCTCATCGCACTCCCCGACCTTCGGTCAATCATCTTTGAAGAGAGTCAGAAGGCGGCTAACTTCATCGCCGTGGAAGTCGAGGAAGCCTCGGATTTCTAAAAGGGTTCATGCGTTGGAGCCTCACATGGGGCGAGAAGGCCGCAGGGCTCATACAGGCCGCGACCGACGCAGGGGTACCGCCACCCGAAAGCGCGGTGCCACCACCGCTCCCAGATCGGCTTGTGCCCTTCATTGAAGACTACTGGACCCTTTCCACCTGTCGTTCGTTTACGCCCGGTGGAGCGGGCCCTATCCCTTGGACCGCGATCGATCAGTTCGCCGAGAGGAACGGATATGCGAACAACATATTGGTCTATGAAGACTTCATTGCATTCATCCAAGCACTCGATCACGAGTACCTGACTGTGATGAACGAAGAGACTGAGAAGATGACTAGGAAAGCTGAAGCACAGTCGGGGAGATAAGACCAAATGGCAACCTTTACATCAAATATATCGGTAACGCAGAAGCAGCTCGACGCTCTCCTCAAGACGGTAGATGACAATGTGAATACAATCGTGCAGGCCACCGCGGGTGAGCTGCTGGACGATCTGACGGACAAGCCGAATGGGGACTTCAGCACACCGCGAGACACACTCCGGGCGACTAACGGATGGAATGTTGCCGCGGGGCATTCTCCCGACCTATCAGACGGGGGCAGGGCTCTGTATCCTGAACCCGGAGATGGTAAGGCCATGGCGAAGAGGGCCATCGCTAAAGGGGCGCAGAAGGCAAGCGTGGCTAATGGGGTGCCCTACATCGTGGACCTGAATAATGGAACATCCACGCAAGCCCCAGCGGGCTTCGTGGATAAGGCGGTGGTCCACGCATTAAAATTCCTCGACGGCATCAACATTACCCGTCGTAACTTCGGAAGACTGGGGTAAATCATGGCCACTCAGAACATCAATATCCGCGTGACCCAAAAGGGGGCGCGTAAGGTCAAGCGAGAACTCGCGGGCCTGAGCAAGGGCACCCGAAGGGTCAGCTCTAGCCTGATGGCCAATACTGTCGCCGCAGCGGCAACCGCTGTAGCACTCAAGACTCTCGGTGGCGCCGCAATGGGCGCAGCCGATGGCTACACGAACCTCGTGAACCAATCGCGAGTGTTTGCGTCCTCCGAGGCCCAGGCTGCTGACCGCATGGGCGCTACCATTGGCATCGCTCGCAGTCTGCACGCGACCCTGAACGAAGTTGGTACGGTTTATCAGCGCCTGGCGATGATCCAGACTTCCACGAACTTCAATGACACCCAGATGGAAACCATGGTTCGTAACTTGACCGCTGCGGTCAAGATTTCAGGAGCCACTGCCCAGGAAGCCGAAGGCGCGATGCGCCAGTTCGCTCAGGGTATGGCCGCGAACCGTTTGTCCGGCCAGGAACTAAATGCAGTTCTTGAGCAGACTCCGTTGGTCGCCAAGATCCTCGCCGAATCCCTCGGTGTAGGTACAGGCGAACTTCGTGCGATGGGCACCGCAGGCATGCTCACCACGGATGTCTTGGTCAACGCCTTCGGGGGATCCATCGAGTCGTTGGACAAACAGCTCGCAAACTTCAACTTCACCTTCGAGGCCCTCTTCGGCAGTCTCCGTCGAGAACTCAACCTGACCGCAGGCGAATTCATCTCGAACTCCGGCGCGGGCAAGTCCATGTCAGACTCACTCAAGGAACTGATCCAGAGTACCATTGACGCCACTAAGTTCCTCGCAGAGCACAAGAACGAAATTATCCTCTACGCAGAAATAGCCGGAGTTGCCATTGGGATACTTGGCGGTCTAGCTGGGGCGTTCATCTTGGCGAAGGGTGCCATGTTTGGTTTCAGCCTCTTCACCGGGGCGGGTACTTTTCTTTTAGGCCTATTTACGGGCGCAGCAGGACTAGCCACGACTGCGATAGGGGGACTCAGCACTGCTATGGGCATCATGGCGTTCTTCGGAGCACCCGTGTGGATTCCGATCGCCGCAGCGATAGCTGCTATCGCCGCAGCCGCAGTTCTGGCATACGGCGCATTTCAGGGTTTGAAAGCTGGTTGGGCCGCATACACTAAGGAGGCTAGGGAAGCGGATGCCCTTGCCCAGATTGAGAAGGAAACTAGGGAGGCAGCGGAGGCAGCGGACCTGCTGTCCGGTAAGTTCACCCGACTCCGATTGGCCACTATAGCTGTTAACGAAGCCTTGTGGGACGAGTCAGATTATAGCACCCTGATTCCAGATTTACCTGATGCCGATAACGCGCAGCAGGTCCTTGAGGGAATGGCGATCGCTATGCGTGACGCAGCGAAAGCACGAACCGAACTAGCCGCTGCTAATCTCAAGGCTGATCGCGAAGGCGAAAAGGGGACTGCGGCAAAAAAGTATCTCGCGTCTGTCTCTGAGGAGATTAAGGCACGACAAGAACTAGAAGAGCACCGGGAGGGTGCAAGGCTCGCCATAGAGCTTGGTTGGGCTACGCTGGAGCAAACCGCTCAGTGGGAGCGAGAATACTCCGCCGCGGTCTTGGAGACGGCGAAAGCCCTCGCAGATAAGAATGCCGAGGAGGCGCGACAGAAGGGCTCCCTCTCCAAAGACGGCATCGAACAGCTCGAAGATTTCGCGGCATCCGCCACCGAGGCTTCGGCGGCATCCCACGCGCTCCAGCAGCATGTGTTCCGAGTGGCCGACGCAGTGCAATACGCTGGCCTATCCGTAACGGACGCAGGGATCTCCATAGATGAGTTCATCGAAAAGCAGCAGAAAGCCGCGGACAATGGTTTGGCGGAGAAGTACCAAACCTTCTCGGATAGCATCTTGCCTCCCATGGCAGCGGCGCTATTGGAGAATGCTAAAGCACAGGACCTGCTGAACGCTTCGCAGGCGGCGGGCAATGTGATCACTGATGCCCAGATCGCTCAAATGGAATACATGGCGGAATTGAGGGAGCGAGAAGCCGAGCAAAAGGAAATCGATCAACAGTTTGAGATAGCTAGCCGAGACGGAGTCCTCACTGACATAGAGAACATGGATCGCGTCAAGGTGGGCGCAGTGGAAGCCCTAGACGGCATCAAGGCACAGGCTACCAACGTGTCTGGAATTGTGGCTGGCGGGCTTGGCGGGGCATTCAACCTCGTTGAGACCTCGATCCTAGAGCTGGCAACGACGGGCAAGGCAAACTTCAAAGCATTCGCTCGATCCTTCCTACAGCTGATCCAGCAGATGATCATCAAGCTGCTGATCGCAGTAGCTCTACAGAAGGCGCTGTCTATGTACACTGGTGGTGCAACAACGGTATCAGAGTTACCCACTGGTGGGGGTGGCTTCACGGGTCTATCTACTGGGGGTGCAACTACCCAATATGTCACACCCCCAGGCCTAGCAGGCGGCGGACCCATCTCTGGACCGACGATCGTCGGAGAGCGCGGACCGGAACTATTCGTTCCCCCGACCTCTGGCAGCATCAAGAACAACACGACCACGATGGGCATGCTGAATCCT